CAACATCACTTCGCCATATAACTGTGGATTTATCTTACCAATAGATTCCAGAATAGTATGAGAGAAATCCTCGAACGATTCTTCATTGGTATTCTTTAGTGCTTTAAGGAAGTTACCAGTTTTCTCTACATCTCCAGAAGAGATATCCTTATACATTAAATCTAAGAACTGTGCATTCTTAGCTGCAACTTTAGCTACTTCTGGAGAAGGGAATATCTCTGAATACTCTTTACCTTGTTCGAGAGCTTCTCTTAAACCTGGAATCTTTTTAAATAAATCTGGAGCAGCTTTCTTTACAGCTTTTGCTAAATCAGATGTATCTAATTCTACGTCGGCATCCCCAGACCCATCAGATTCTTCAGACCCGGACTCTTCATCTTCTTCATCGTCTGATTCTTCTTCATCATCTTCTTCACTGGTTTCACTATCTTCTTCTTCTTCGTCTGGAACGGATTCTTCTTCTTCGTCTCCATCGGAATCGGGAACTTCATCGCCATCAGTATCTCCATTAAGAATATCTTTATCAGTAATACCTTCAGGCATTTCTACATTAGATAAAGTAGAGGATTCACCTCCACCAGTAGGCGTGCCTTCGGGAGCAAAAAGAAACTTAAATGTTTTATACATTATCCACCTACTCTTGTTGAAGCTGAATCAGGTTCTTTACCTTGTGGTGTTTCATTAGGAACATCAGTTCTGATTTGCTGCATCATCTGATGAGCTTTCCAATGCAACACTACGTTTTGATAACCATTCGGATTTTCTACTTTAGCTTTCTGACCTTTAGAACTATTTAGCCAAACCTTACAAACTTCCATTTCTACTAAATGGTCATCAAATTCTTCAGGAGGAATAGAGGATTCCATACCTAATGGAGAATTCTGACTAGGCATTGGTTGTGCTTCAATAAGTAAAGAAATTTCACGATACTGTTTAGTTCTATCGTTAATGCCTGGAATATATAGTTCTGGAATACCGAGAGCTTTCTTAACCAGTTCGTTATTTTGCGGATGGGTAATCAAAGCCATAACCATTGGGTCTTTAACTTGCATTAAAGCCATCAATGTATCTTTAATCTGACCAGAAGAAATTGGAAGTAGCTCAGAGAATTCAGGTTCGCAGCTTCCTACATCACCACGCTTTAAAGCCATATGGTCTACATTAGTAGATTGATAGCCAGCCGCAGTCTTTTCAGTAAACTTCTCATCATATTCTAATACTTCTGCATACTCTCTAACTGCCTTATCAATAATATCAGCCCATAGGAAAGCAGCAATAGATGATACAGTTCCTAATCTTTGAAGAGCCTGATTCTGTGACTTAGTATATTCAGTAGCAGTGGAGGAACCAGGAACAGCACCACCATATACAGTAGGAAAGTCACCAGTAACAAACTCAGCATAGTTCTTATATTTCTGAGTAAGAGATAAAACTTCTGGTGAAAGCTGGGCTGTCTTAGTCTCGAAAAAGTTTTCCTGTATACTTCGTCCTGCTTCTTTAAATGCCTGGGTAACGTTGCCAGGTTTAGCTTGTGAATCTCCATACTTGTTAAAATCAATGGCATCAGAGGCTATGAATAACTCAGAGATGCCATGCTCCATTGTCTGTAATCCAAGCTCATCAATCTCTGCATTGATATCTTGAATCATAGCAAGGTTAGTTCCTAATGGTTCAGCATGAATAGAACTAGAACGTGGGTCTAACCCAATCGTCCAATGTTCATCCATATCTTCACCATTAATCTCTACAGCGTTATCATTAACAAAGATAACATAGCAGCCTGATGGATATTTCTGTTTGAGTTTGGTAACTAAATCTCTGTTAGTAGAATCACCTTTACCAACTACTAGCTCAAATTGCCACGGTCTAAACCATGCACACTTAACTACAGCAGTATTTTGTGGTTGATTATCTAAAAAGACAGAAGGATATCGAACAGTGCTATCTGTTGCAGTATCAGCAGTAGATGGTTCAATAGCCTCTGCTAAAGGTTCTTCTCCATTAGGTCCAGTTGCACAAAACATTGACCTAAGAGAAGCTACAGATTGGTCAAATTTAAGAATTAAGAATCCACAATGTTCTTGAGTACGAGCAGAATATGGAACCTTTACATTAAGAACACCAAATGGGTCTATAACAATTCGATATTTTTCTTTATTAACTTGAATTTGAACAGGAACCTGAGTAATTTGTGGAGTTACTTCTGTTGTTATTGTCTGCTTACAAGATTGACAAGGAATATTAGGAACAGGTTCCTCTCCACCTTCACCAAAATCATAACCACACTCAGGACAGGAATGATTATAAGAAGTCTGGTCTTCTAAAGTTGTATCTTCTACTTGATAGAATCCAAATTTTCTATCTTGTTTAGAGTAAGTATAAACAAATGGTGTTCCTTGATTAAAGAGAATAGCAAGAATCTTAATATAGAGTAGCTTTGCCTTATTATGCTTTTGGACAATCTTGGCTAGAGAAGAAAAGTTCTCGGCCTTATCAATATCGTCAGCATTATCAGCATCAGTAGGAAAGAAAAGAACAGAAGGTACACCAACGGAAAGAGCAGCAATAATAGACTCACCGTGCGGACGATAGACATTAATAATCCGAGGAGGAATACCCTCAGCTTCTTTATCTTCCCAATTAGGGATAGCCCAATCATTACTTGTATTATCCCAGAACAAAGTAACAATATTATTGAAATATAATTCTAATCTCTTAGCTTTTCTTATCCAAGCATAATGAACAGACTCATCTTCAAGCTCACATTTAGAGAGCAAGTCTTTGAGTAAACCTTTATATTCTTCAGGAACAGCAGTAGGATACTTAGGTTTTTCCTGAGTAGCCTCATCCATAACCTGAGAATCAGTTTGTTCAATCATTTACGATTTCCTGTTCATACTCTGCTTCAACTTTTTCAGGAACAGCAGTATGTTTTCTCTTATTAGCTAGAACTTGTTCTCTAACCCGTGTATGAATTGGTTTATATCCACGGTTAGATTTGAACTCAACTTCTTTTTTAATCCGCTCACCAGGTTCCTGATAAAGCTTAGCTTTTAGTTCATTGATTTCATCTTGCAAATAAACTATAAACTCATCCTTGGACCTAATGATATCGTCTAAAACCTCGGCGTCTAAATGTAACATTCGCGGTTTTCGTCTGTTTGCTCTCCAGATACTCCATCTTTCTATAAAATGAAGTCTGGTCTCCACTAGCCAATTCATTAATAGCTTGTTGAGATTTTTCATTGAAGTCCATATCTTTAGCATGTTGTAATTGATATTCTCTTATACCGGATAATAATATTCGCACACAATCATAAGGGTCATCCCCATCAAACTCTTTAACATCTTCAGCTTTCTTACCTTCTTCTGGAGAATCTTCATATACACAAGATGGAATAGTTTCAATTAATAAAGGACAAGTATTAAATATCTGGAGCTTTGGAAGGTTAACTTCTTCCTTCATGGGCTCATACATCTTTACATAATCTACATATGCCTTCTGTCCATATAACCGGAAAATCTTATCAGCATATTCTTTAGAGAAATCATCACCATATAACCTGGCTGGATTCTCTTTCTTTTGCCATCGAAGAAATTCATGTAGAGTTATCTTACCATTTAATCTATTCTTTTCACCTAACTCTACTTGACACTTGAAATCATTTTGTCTTAAAGCTTTAGCAAGCTGGTCATAAATAGTAAATGGTTCACCACGGTTCTGATTCGCTGAGTGACAAATCCTTACCTTACCTAAAGCTGCTCGTTCTTCTTGAGAAGTAAGATTGATTAAGTCTGTTAAGTAATCTACAATCTTCTTTTCTTTGAAAGCATATTCTCTGTATATGTAAACTCTTCCATTTGGTGCAAGCGCAGACCAGTATATAACAGTGTAAGCAGCATAACCCCAATCAATCCCAATGAAACGAGGCCACCAGCTTGGAATATCAAAAGGCTCAATAACATGCCTCGCATTATCCGGTTCATCAGATAATGGTTCGAGTCTAAACTCTTTGAAAACCATTCCCTCATATGTGTCCCAATCTCCATATAGTTTAGCTTTCTTTTCAGCTTCACTCAGCGACATTAACTGAGCAATATAATCAGGATTGTTTGCAAGTAATGCTGGATTATCCTGAATCCTGGCTGGAATGAACATTCTTTTCAATCCAGTTTTTCCGTCTATTAATAATTTGTAACCTTCCTTATATGGTTTAACAAATCTATTCTTAAAGTAAGCATGTCCTACGTTTCCTGGGTTAGTTCCACTTCTTGCGATTGCAGGTAAATCAGCACATCTAGAACGCAAACGGGACATAACGAGATATGAATATTGGAATTCGGTAAAGTGAGTTGCCTCGTCATATGAGATAAGATTATATTGGTCGGAATCGAACTTTCTAATATCATCTTCTTTATCTGCTCCGCCAAAATATTGTACGGCACCAGATGAGGGCCATGTCCATTTCTTTTTAGTCTCATTGAATACAGCCCCGGTAGAAGGATATATTTCTTTAGAACGAGATATTAATTCTGTCTCTAACTGTTTGAGATTACGACGAAGAATAATTCCTTTATAAAGTGGGTGCTCGTGAAACTGATAAATAAGTGGAAGCCAAATTATTAATTCAGTTTTCCCAGCACCAGCAGCACCACCGTATAAAGCTTCTTTAACTGACCAGGGAATAGAAATGAAATCACTTTGTTTTTTAGTAGGTGAGAATTCTCTCTCAACTACTGAATTGACTTGTATAGAAGAAGTCTGCATTTAATTCATTAAGTATGGATAGCCTGGCTGATTAGTTCCAATATTAGGATGTCTTAAACCTTTCAATCTATTTATAATATTAGCAGCTTGAGAAACTTGACCTAACCTATCATTTAATCCTTCACCAAATCCACCACCTAATCCTTGTAAACCACCCATTAATAATCTTCCATATCCAGGTAGTTTCTTTTTAGTTGTGCTTGGTTGTTGATATATTTGTTGTGCCTGTTGACCTAAACCAAGTAAGCTTGTCCAATCCATAATGTCACCAGGTCAAGAGCGTGCTTTAGAGGTAAGGAATGGATGCTACCATTACCGATATAAAGTACAGATGTTCTGACAACCAGCTTCCAGATTAAGTCTAAGCTTTACTGCTTGAAGTATCTTGGTTGGCCTTCTTGAAGTTCGGCTGGCTTCGCCCATTCCAAACCCATTGCGCCTTTCGGCGCGAAGAACCAAACCAAGATACAATCAAACTAAGCTGGTTCTAAATGCCATTGAACATTCAGTTTACCAATATAACCATCTGTTCCTTTAAGAAGAACAGAGATAACCTTATCAGCTTGAGAAGGAATATAAAGATTAAGAACGCCAGTGAAGTCAGGGATATCAGCAGACCACTTTAACTTATCCCCAACCATAATATCAATGCCGCCTTTAACAGGTTTAGCTAAAGTACCAGCGGCAGTAACAGC